GTGGCTGAAACAAGCACAGGCTTTTTGGTTACATACCGAAATACCTATGCAGGGTGATGTGAAGGATTGGAATGAAGTACTTACTGAATCTGAAAAGAACTTAGTAGGTAATATTCTGTTGGGATTTGCTCAAACAGAATGTGCAGTTTCTGATTATTGGACTAATATGGTTACCGATTGGTTTCCTAAATACGAAATAAAACAGATGGCAATGATGTTTGGTTCACAAGAAACAATACATGCTACTGCATATTCTTATCTAAATGAAACATTAGGGTTAGATGACTTCTCAGCGTTCTTGCACGAACCTGCAACTGCTGAGAAGTTTGAACTCTTAACTGAAACAACCAACGAATGGAAACATACAGATTTGGCAACAAATCCTATTGCAAGAAAAGAAGTTGGACGTTCATTGGCAATATTCTCTGCATTTAGTGAGGGAGTATCGTTATATTCTTCTTTCGCTGTATTATACTCATTCCAAATGAGAAATATGTTGAAAGGAATTGGACAACAAATGAAATGGAGTGTACGAGATGAATCTCTACATTCTAAAATGGGTTGTCAACTATTCAGACACATGTGTGAAGAGTTTCCTGAACTGTTGGGAGATGCTAAAGAAGGTATCTACGAAGCAGCAAGACTAATTATTGACTTAGAATCTAAGTTTATCGATAAGATGTTTGAATTGGGAGATTTAGAAAATCTAAAAAAGAAAGATTTAAAGAACTTTATTATAAAGAGAGTAAATGAGAAACTTGCTGAATTGGGATATACTCCAATAGAAGGTACTGATGATTACTTTGAATATGATAAAGATTCTGCATCAGAATTAGATTGGTTCTATCACTTAACTGGAGGATTAACTCATACCGATTTCTTCGCTATTAGACCTACTGATTACAGTAAGGCAAATGAAGGTGAAGATTGGGGTGACTTATTTTAAAAAATGACACCATTTGATTATTTAAATACGAGTATTAAATCGTATCAAAGAGTTAGTAGTTTACAAGGAATTGGACTATTTGCATTAGTTGATATCAAAAAAGGTGATATTCTTTTTCCAAAGTGGGAAGGAAACACAAGTTTTTACAAAATAAAGTTTAGTGAGGCTAAAATATTACCAAGAGAAGTATTATCATACATACTTCGTTCGTTTGTAAGTACAATTGAAGATGATAACTCGGATATCAATTTTAGATTAGTTAAGGATACTAATTTCTTATTCACAGAACCGTTATGTTTACTAAACTCAAAAGAAGAAGAAGGAAACGTTGATTCACAAAGTGGAATTGCGTTAATTGATATAAAAAAAGATGAAGAACTGTATGGAAACTACCAATACAGACCAAAAAAAATATTTATATAAAACTAATTAAAAATTTAAAATGGCAAAAAATTACGGAGATGAATTGGGATGGGAATTGGATGTAGATTTCCCATCATGGGGTAATACTGAGATATATGTAAAAACAATATCTAAAGGGTACTTACTTGAAGGAGAAAAACCTAAAGATGCATATTGGAGAGTTGCAACTAAAGTAGCTCAGAGATTAAACAAACCACAATTAGCATCAAAATTCTTTGATTATATATGGAAGGGTTGGTTAAACTTAGCAACACCTGTATTATCAAATACTGGTACTGATAGAGGTTTACCAATTTCTTGTTTTGGTATAGATGTAGCTGATTCAATCTTTGATATTGGAAATAAGAACTTAGAGTTAATGTTATTAGCTAAACATGGTGGTGGTGTTGGTATTGGTATCAACCAAATCAGACCTGCGGGTTCTACCATTACAGGCAATGGAACATCTGATGGTGTAATACCATTTGCTAAGATATATGATTCTACAATCCTTGCTACAAACCAAGGTTCAGTACGAAGAGGAGCTGCATCAGTAAACCTTAATATAGAACATAAGGATTTTGAAGAGTGGTTAGAAATAAGAGAACCTAAAGGAGATGTAAATAGACAATCACTAAATCTACACCAATGTGCAGTTGTAGGTGATAAGTTTATGAGAAAACTTCAAGATGGAGATTCGGATGCTCGTAGAAAGTGGGGTACATTACTTCAAAAGAGAAAAGCAACTGGTGAACCTTATATTATGTACAAAGGTAACATTAACAAGGCAAATCCAGAAGCATATAAGAAAAACGGATTAAAAGTACATATGACTAACATATGTTCTGAGATTACTTTACATACTGATGAAAATCATTCATTCGTATGTTGTTTATCTTCATTAAACTTATCCAAATATGATGAGTGGAAAGATAGTGATTTAGTTTATACAGCAACTATATTTTTAGATGGAGTTCTTTCGGAATTCATTCAAAAGGCTAAGAATATGAAAGGATTCGAACATTCAGTTGCATCTGCAGAAAAGGGTAGAGCATTAGGATTGGGTGTATTAGGATGGCATACTTATTTACAACAAAGAGGAATTCCATTTGAAGGAATGGAGGCACAATTTGAAACTCGTAAGATTTTCTCTCAGTTAAAGATAGAATCGGAAAGAGCAAGTAGAGATATGGCTGAAGAATATGGTGAACCATTATGGTGTAGAGAAAGTGGATTTAGAAATACTCATTTAAGAGCAGTTGCTCCAACAGTTAGTAACTCTAAATTAGCTGGAAATGTATCTGCTGGTATTGAACCATGGGCGGCAAATGTATTCACGGAACAAACATCCAAAGGAACATTTATTAGAAAAAATACTGAGTTAGAAAAAGTTCTAAGAAAAGCAGGTATCAATAATAAAGATACTTGGGATAAAATCTTAGCCGATGGTGGTTCTGTACAAGATTTATCTGAATTAGATAAGTGGTGTTACTTAGGTGGAAAAATGATATTATGTGCAGAAATTGGTGATGAAGATAGAACAAAAGTATATCCTGTAAAAGATGTTTTCAGAACTTTCAAAGAAATCAACCAAATGGATTTAGTTAAACAAGCAGGTGTAAGACAACAATATATTGACCAAGGAGTTTCATTGAACTTAGCTTTCCCATCGGTGGTTTCACCTAAGTGGATTAATCAAGTAACAATGGAAGCTTGGAAACAAGGTATTAAAACATTATACTATATGAGAACGGAATCAGTTCTTAGAGGAGATATTGCAACAAGAGCAATGGATATCGATTGTGTTGCATGTGATGGATAGGGTATGATTAGTTTAATATGTTCAGCAAGAAGTGGTTCAACTAATTTATCATTATATCTTTCTAAGATATTTAATTTAAAATTAGAAACAACACCGTTTCTCAAAGAGAGAGAAATATTTAGTTTGGAAAATGATGTATTTTATAAAATACTAATTCACCAACAAGCAAAAGGATATAATTCTTTATTTGAATTTGGTGAACAAATTATACTAAAATCTGATAAAGTAATTTTATTGGATAGGGAAAGTAAATTGGAACAATCAGAATCATTAGCATTTAGAAAATCTAAATATGGTAATGATTATTCCAAATACCATATACGAGAACCATATGGGAATATTGATGAACAATTGGTAAATGAATGTATGTATCATTTTAAAGAACACAGTACGGCATTATCACAATTATCTAAAAAACACAATATACCTCTGTTCACGTATGAAGAAATATATGTAAATAATGAACTTGATAGATTGAATGAATACCTTGGTATCGGTATTGATGAAACTCTTCAAAAGTTATATATAAATAACAATAGAAACAGAATAATTAATTTAACAAAAACAATAATATGATACACGTAAAGAAATTTTATGCTGATTGGTGTGGGCCTTGTAAGGTTCTAACTCCCTTAATGGAAAGTGTAAAAACAAAATTTAATAATGTAAATTTTGAAGATATAGATATAGAAGTTCAGTATGAAGTTGCACAGAAGTACCACGTACGTTCTGTTCCTACTGTTATTATTGAAAAAAATGGTGAAGAAGTACAAAGATTCACAGGAGTACAATCCGAAATGGCGTATATAAACGCTTTAAATGAAAATATATAGTAAAATATTTGGTTATATCAAATAAATTTCGTATATTTGTAACAAATAAATATAAACATAGTACATGGCAGCAAGTATAAAAGTATACATGGCAGGAGAAGAAGAGGATAAACCAGTTGTTGGAATCCCTAAAGTTCCGAAGAAATTGAGTAAACAATTATCTAATCAAGAAGGTACACAGACTGTATATTTTGTTGATAAAAACTTTGGATTAACCAATGGTTTAAAATCAGCAATGAATTTTTCCATCTTACATCCAATCGCATCAAATATGTGTGAAGTTAATTGTAAGATTGAAAGAGTAGATTAAAAAGTAAAACAATAAAAACAATAAAACATAAAAATAGGTTACATGAAAAAATACACAAACGAACAACTCGAATCTAATTATAATAAATTTCTTGAAGCGTTGAAGAAGTCAATATCAGGAGAACGATTAGAACAACTACTTCATATGTATTCAATCGATGAGTTGGGTTCAAATCTTATTATTGCACCTGCAAGTGGTAATGTTAATTATCATAACTCATATGATGGTGGTTATATAGACCACGTTATGAACGTTGCACGAAACTCACTTCGTATGTTAAAACTTTATCAAGAAGCTGGTGGTATTGTAGATTTTACACAAGAAGAATTGTTATTTTCTGCATTTCATCATGATTTAGGTAAATTGGGTATTAAAGGAGCTCCATCATATGTGCCACAACAATCAGAATGGCATAGAAAAAATAGAGGAGAAGTATATACTAATAATCCAAATATTAGTTATATGACACATACAGATAGGACTTTCTATCTGTTATCACAGTACGATATCAAATATACCGAAAAGGAATTTTTTGGTATTAAATTAACTGATGGTATTTACGATGAAGATAATATGAAATACTTAAAAACATTTGATATAAATAAAGCACAGAGGTCTAATATTGGACATGTACTTCATTTTGCAGACCATATGAGTACTTTGATTGAAAGAGATATTTCTAAGGTATCTAAATAACAAATAATGAGATTACGAGGTGAATCACATCCACGTTCAAAACTTACTAATGAGCAAGTTTTGGAAATACGAAAACTTTATAAACAAGGATTTTCTACAAATGTGATTGCTCGTAACTTTAAAGTTAGTAAATGGAATATAGACGAAATAGTTAACAATAGAACCTGGACACATATATGAAACAATCAGAATTTTTTAATTTACCAAAATCAATTGGAAAATCTTCAATCATTCTACCAAAACCAATCATCATAGAGCATGATGGTATTAAGGTAGTTCGTGATGATTTATTAGATGGTGGTACTAAACGAAGAGCATTTAATGTATTCGTTGAATCATTCCCTGATGTAAAAGAGTGGGTTTACGCTTCACCGAGAGAAGGATATGCACAATTATCATTGGCATATGCTTGTCATGATTTGGGTAGGAAGGCAACTGTAACTGTACCTGCAGGAGAACATAATTGGTTAACAACTGAATC